CTGGTGATTGGTAAAGGTTCTATCATAGGGCAGTCTCATCTCATCAGACTTGGATGTAATGAAAGCTTTCAGTTGATTGATGTCTGCTTTCTTAAAGGTAGACTCTAACTCTCCAAGTTCCACAATCCAATGACTCACAGCTTTCTTAACGCTGTCTTTATCTTTAGGATCAAGCGTTGCCCCCTCAAGTAACCAACCTTTGTTGAAATCAGCCAACCTCTTGAACCACAGCGTCTTACCGAGTCCCTGCTTGCCTTGCAAGACTAACAACCCCTCCAGTGATACGCCATCTACCTCGTAAGCTGCCGCCACACAAGACAGGAGCCACTTTCTCATCAACATGTTCTTTAGGACGGTGTCCTCACTTGAAACGGTATCGCAGAAATCCGCAATGCGACTAACACCATCCCAAGGCTTACTGTCAATCCAACGGGCAACTGGATTAACTTCTTGGGCGATGATCTTCATCGCATCACGGACTCTTTGATGGGGGATAAAATTCTTGATGCACAGATTCTCTAACTCAACCAAGTGAGCCTCGTCTTTTAAATCTGCAATGGGTTTAAAGTTGGGGATGTTGATCTCGATTCGTTTCTTGATCACATCGTAATAACAATCAATGCCATAAGACTTCATGATCGCCTGATAGTTGTCCGTGGTTGCCATGATCCTGCCTTGGGTTGTTTTCTCAAACTCTATGAGGTCTGGAACCTCCACCCTTTTCGTAATCAATTCGCCAGTGAGAGCTTTTTGGTCGTTGAAGTCCATACCCTCTTCTACAGGCATCACAACTTCTGCGTTGGACTTTTGTGCGGCTTCTATAGCCTTTTTCTCTCCGATGCCGTTTGCATCGTTGTCGGCATATATAATAAACTCTTTGTCTCTCATTGATTCCATAAACTTTGTATTAACAGACAGAAGATTGCCTGCATTAAAGCAGACCGCCATCGGAGTCTGGGTGTCTTCATACACCGTGGCACAAGTGGCATAGCCTTCACCGAATCCAATCTTCTTGGACTCTTTAATAAGATGCGTGCCTATTAAGAAGAAACAACCACCTGTTTTACCACCAGACAAAAATCTTTTTGATCCATCTGGAAAGATTGTTTGCAAAGACCACATCTTGCCAGTCTCATCAATAATCGGAATCAGCAGTCTGTCTTTGTGTACTCTTAAATGGTGTGACTTAACGCCTTTGCTTGTTAAGTATGGATGGGTGTCACAAGGCGTGGCGGCATCCCAAATCATTCTGGCTTTCTTTGCGATCTTTAAATGTTTTTGTTCTTGGTCTTGCTTTGCCTGTTCTCTGAATTGTTCCAAAGCCTCGTAGTTAATCTCGGAAGATTTCCTTCCAGATAATTTGAAGTTGTGTGTCTGTCCAGTTCGATAGTCAGAGGCAAATCCAATTGGTGTGCCAAAGTTATCATAGTAAGCATAGTAACCAGACATGGCTCTTTTGCCATTGACCAAAGTGTAAGCTCTTTGTGGTTTCTCTGGGTTAGGTTCAAGGTTCCCCTCCTTTGGCTCGAAGCCATGTGATTTAAGGAACTCTATAAACTTCCCCATCGACTCTATAGTCAGAGGTTTCTCAAACTCTCTGCTATCTCCTTTAATATTTTTTATTCCCATACTTGCCCTCTCTGTGAAACTTCTATATTATGTTAAGTTGAATACCTTACAATATACTTTGTTTGGATAAAATTAACAATAATTATTTTTATTGAGGAGAAATAAATATGGCACTTACTATAAAAAATGAGTCCAATGGTGGCGGGTACGAATCTTTACCTGTCGGTCAATATAAAGCAGCTTGCTATCGTATTGTGGATGTTGGTACACACAACGAAACATACGAAGGGGAAACCAGCAAGCGTCACAGCGTTTTTATTTACTGGGAAACCCCAGACAATAAAATGTCGGATGGCAAACCCTTTTCTATCATGAAGCAGTACACCCTGTCATTGAATGAGAAGTCTGCCTTGTTCAGAGACTTATGCTCCTGGCGTAAAAAGAAATTCACCGATGAGGAGTTGAAAGGTTTTGACCTAACCAACATTCTAGGTTGCACTTGTGAGATTGAAGTGGAACTAACATCTGGTGGCAATCCTAAAGTTACAGCTGTCTATTACCCTGAAGGTGGTGTGCAGAAAATTGCAACAGTTAACGAACAGTTAGCTTTTGATGTTGACGAGTATGCCAAGGACAATAAGCAAATGTGCGATCTCTTTCTTGAGTTACCTGAGTGGGTACAAAATAAAGTGGACGAATCTTTTGAAGTGGTTGCAGCTAACAAAGCTGAATCACAAAAGTATGAGAAAAAAGGAAGTGAAGATTTTTCTTCTCTTGATTCTCTGGCAAACAAAAGTTCTGTCACCGAGGAAGATATCCCGTTTTGACGGTTTGGGCTGTTGGGTCAGAATATAACTTTCATATTTGATTCTCCAAAATGCAAATAGATTCAACAGCCCCTCTTATATACCATGGGTGATTTAATAGATTTCGGACCACGCTTTGATGTGGTCGTATACCAAGAGGGAGTGTATGAAGATATGCCATTCCTCGAATATAATGAATTGGAAGCGGTTCGTTCACACGACCTGACTGCCATCATGAGAGACCCCTATGCTTACAAATACGAAGAGAAGCCAGACAGTGAGGCATCGTTTTTTGTAGAGGGTCGGCTACAACATTGTTTGTTTTTAGAGCCACATGTCTTTGACGATGAGTTCATCATTGCACCCAAGCTCGACAAGAGAACCAAGGCAGGGAAGGAAGAGTATGAAGACTTTGTTGCCACGGCTGGTGATCGCAGTGTGATCTCTCAGGACTTGTATGACACTTGTGTTGCTCGGTGTGAGGTGCTTGATGCATTTAAGCCCAGAGGCGATGACCAGACTGAGCTATCGGTGGTCTTCGATTACTTTGGACATTTGTGCAAAGCTCGGTTCGATATGTTGCAGGACAATGTGATTGTTGATCTCAAGACTTGCAGAGATGCCAGTCCACGAGGCTTTAAACAATCAGTAAGGAACTTTGGTTACCATCAACAGGCAGCTTTCTACCTTGATGCCGCCAAGAACTCTGGCATGACTGAAGTGGATCGCTTTCAGTTTTTAGCCATTGCCAAGACTCATCCATACCCCTATGTGGTGTATGAGCTTGACGCTGAGGCGATAGAGTATGGCAGATCACTTAATGAGCAAGCGTTAGAGCGTCTGCGACATTGTGAGGAAACAGGGATTTACACCCCATACAATCTGCACAACCAAATCGTTCCAATTAAATTAACAGACTTATAATTGACTAAGAGACTTCCCAAACCCGTTCATGACCATGTGTATTGGGCTGCGGAAGTTTCGAAGTTTAACACCCAGAAAGAGAGAGAGGATTTTCTTAAAGGGTACGGATTCGAAGATAAACGCATTGAGGTAATCACACACTTGTGTGTCTACTGGTTACCGAAACGCATGTACCAACTTTCCAATCGTTTGTTGAATGCGGCATACAAAGATTTGCCAAACAATACAACCAGAACCATGTTCAAGATTGGGATACACAATTTGAGGAACAAAAGATGATAGTAAGATTCACAAGACAAGACTTATCCGAGTGCGAACAAGCGGCTTCATTGCGTTGGCAATTGGCAAGAGCTGCCAAGGTAGCCAATCAAAAGAAGGACCCAGCCAGAAGCGATCATGACATTGATCTACTGGGTGTGAAGGGAGAGCTGGCAGTAGCCAGAGTTTTCCAGATTGATCATGACATCCATAAGGGTGGCATTGATAAGAACATTGATATGTGGGACAACGATGTGTCCTTTGATGTGAAAGCAACCTTTGCTCAGGCTGGGCATCTAATCTTTAAAGACACAAAGTTCTTTAAGGCGGATGTAGCCATCTTGGTAACACCGCACGACATACCAGACTCAGTTCATGTAGCTGGTTGGATTGGTCGCAAAGAGTTTATTGAGAAAGCCAAGGACATTGACTTTGGCAATGGAGCCTGTCCAGCCATGCATTGTGATGAGCTTAGACAGATTCCAGAGTTATGGAAATTTATGACAATCAGAAGAGTTGGTAGATTACCTAATAAACTTTAACCTTCAGACCTGGCGGTGATAATAGCACCGTCTACTTCGATATCATTGAACTGAAGTCCACTGATTTGTTCTTCACCGTGTTCAAAGATTACATCTCTAACCAACAACCTTAACAGTGCGGCTTTCTGAAATAAGTTTAGCCTTGCATAGACTTCAATAATTTCACTGGCGTTCATTTTGCTTGTGTTAATCAACACATCATCTTTCTTTTTAAATAACATAGAATCCTCTCTTAATAATTTAGTTTAACATGACCTGACTTTAAAACATGAGCCAATCGCTCTTGCCTTTTACTTCTCAAGAACCAACCGCCATTCTTATCGTTGTATGACGAAAGTATGTCTGGGTATTCTACATCGCTCATTTGATAGATGTCATAGTAATAACATTTATAAGCATGTTGAGCCTGCTCAAAGCTAATTGGCGTTTGTGTTCTTTCCATTGTCTCCCCCTTTGTTTGCTCTCTCTTGCATCAGAGTTTGCAGTTCACCCCATCCATATAATTGTTTTGAGACATCATCCCAGAACAATCCCTTGTAATCATGTAGCTCAGTGGTCGGATCAGTCACTTCCATTCTGTGATAGCTTTCTTTCTTTTGTCAGAAAACTCATACTCTGATCGATCTTTGTAGTTCTTGAAGCGAACAACATGCGGACTTCCCTCTGACTCTCTCTGCCAGCCAAAGCCAATTAAAGCATTGTTGTTGTTTTCTTCCTGTATTTTTTGTGCCTGTTCTTCTACGATCTTTTTGTATTCTGTCATGTATCTCACCTATTGTTTATGTAAATGATATAGAGTATCACTTGAGCCGTCAGTGTAGCCATGGCTAAACTGGTCAGCATCAGTGGGTCCATTCATTTCTCCTTATTAAAATATGTTCTGTTAAATTTACGCTCACAAGCATTGAATGTCAACACTTGTGAACACTCTTGTTATGCCACCTCCTGATCTTGGTTTAATAATCTTGCTTTTGTTGGTCTTTTAAAAAAGTAGAATGTATTGTCAAAGTCTTTAGGCTTTTCTACCTTTGCATCAAACTGTACGACATCACCTATGTTGATTGTTTCATCTTTAAGGCTAGGTATTGAGCCATAAACTTTTTGACCTGTGCTAAGAAGAAATATACCTTTTTGCACATAACCCCACTCAGTCATGTATTCTTTTATATGCACAAGCTCACCATTAAGTGTGATCCTGTTTTCTGTATTAAGTTCAGCAACATCAGCCACCTTTTGCAAGTCATCAAATCTTTTGCATGAGTTAGCCATGTAGTAACTCCACATTAGTGTGTGATAGTTAAGCTCTATCTTGGCACTGATTTCTTTTGCCCTTGCAATTCTTTTTTCTTTGTCAGCTTTAAGAGCATCAAGCTCTTCTTTGCTTTTTCTATCAATAGCGTCAAGGCTAGAATTAGATACCCATGATGTATTGTTTAAAGGCATCTCTCTTTCTTTAGCTATTGCCCTTGCTTTATTTCTAGCCTGCTCAGGATCAGTGCTGAGGTTGGTAACATGATAGCTAGACTCGACTGCATTGCCCCAACCATCTATGTGAGTGCTGTGGCTTCGCAAAGTAAACATTTTGTTTTCTTCGCCTATTGAGATAGCTAGGTAGCCTTTTTCTATATTCATTACGCCACCTCTCTGTCTGCAACTTTTTCCCAAACTTCGCTAAACCTTTCTAACCATTCTAATTGTTCGTCAGTTTTATAATTGCCGACCATCTGAGATTCTAAAGCACAAATATGCTCAAGATTATGTTTATCGTAAAAGTTACCAAGGATATCGCACATAAAGTTCATTAAAGTAAATTTAAATTTCTTTTCCATACTGTCTCTCCAATGTGTAGAAATCATTTCCTACACAGATATAATAGCAAACTG